ATCGAATGCCATCGCCACGTCTGCGGGATTGCTGCTTGTTGGCATGTTCAAAGTGTAGTTGTTCACGATCTGTTTACCCATGCCAGCCGCCTCAGACATCAGCCGCTTTGCATCCGCTCTTGATAGCACGTAGCCGTTCTGCGACGGTATGAACATCTCGCCTCTGTACCCGTATTCTTGCCACAAGTAAGGATTGCCAGCCGATACCGTGCCGCCCGTTGGACGATCAAAAGAATCCGTGTCACCAACATTGCCGGTCTTTATGTCTGCAATACCGGATAATAGCGAAACACCACTGCCGCTAACGTTGACTTTGATCGTGACCTCTTTGCTTTCAATGCCCTCAATCGCTTCACCAAGTGCTAAGATTGCCGCTTCGTATTGTTCTGCGGTGATAATGCCTTCGTCATAACGCTGTTTTAGCAGATCCACTTGCGTTTGTGCATACATGGTATTTTCATCGACCAAGCCCATCGCAATCGCTAAATCAAGCGCCTGTTCTTCTGATAATCCCTCGCTTGCCATTTTGAATAATAACGTTTCGGTGTATTTCCGCATGGCATCATCTGCGGTCATTGTTTTGTCGGCAACTTCCTCAACAGCATCACCGTATAATTCCGCTTGAATTGAAGCCTCAATCATATCTTCGGCTGTGGTATCCATTGCCGCACCAAGCCCCTCTGTGCGTTCTTCAAGCAAGGCGGCAGCATCTTCAGCATCCATGTAGCCAGCGTTTACCAGTCGCATGACATCTTTGTATTCTTCAGCCGTTACCGCCCCCTGCATTTGCGCCTCTGTTAGCAAATCCTGCGATTGTGCGACTTGCGTAAAGCCGTCAGCAAGCATCTCAATCACGGGTCCAATCACCTGCGCCGCTTGCAATTTGAAGGTGTTGCTCATATTCTCGAAGGCGGCTTCCATGCGCATAAAATCGCCCATTGAAGTATCTGCTGCACTGCCTACCCGTTCAATTTGTTCTTCAGCTTGCTGTAAGAACGCCTCGTTAAAAGCGTCGCTTGCAGACATCCCCGTTTCTTCAAGTGCCTTCACCTTTTCATCAAAGCCGTCAACGCTAACGCCCAAAGAGTCAAAACGTGCCGTTGTCTGATTCGTCAATGTCAGCACAAGCTGGTTCATATCCATGCCAAGCTGACCTGAAACGTTAGAAAGCCTGACAACCTCATCATGTGACTTTGCCAAACCCAAGCTCAAGAAATCCGTTGCGCTTGCCATCAGGTCAGCATCGGACACCATCCCGCTTGTAGCTTCACGAAGGTCTATCATCAAGGCATCGCTGGTCGTGCCGATTGAAGAGGTCAGGTTGTCAAAGCGTGTGCCTAACATTTCAAGCTCTGCGCCCTCACGTGCCGCTTCATAGACCTGTTTCATGCCTTGATAGACTTGCTGGGCAAGCATGACGCCCTGATTCAAGCCCGTCAATACATCAGACCACGAAGACTTGAAAGTCTTTGAACTGTCACCGGCTTTCTTGGTTGCATCACCAAGCCCGCCAATATCATCCTTGACTTTCTTGATATCATCACTGGCTTTGTTTAGCGCATCAATGACAAGCGTTAGTTTTTCGTTAGCCATGTTTATCTCGCAGTTCTTTTATCTCTGACACAATCGCCCAGGTATCCTGATTCTCATTGCGCCACTTTGCCATTTCACCAGGCTTTTGCCCATCCCGATTGTAGGCTTTGAAGGCATGAAATACGTTCAATACCATGCGCATTTTGCGCATCAAGCCCGCAGGTTGGTCTAATACACCTCCGGATAGCGGCAGCGATTTGTATTGCTCGCAGGATAAGCCAAGTTCCAAAAGGTCGGGTAGCTTGCTTTCCTTGCCTTCTGCATAGTCCGCAACCGCTATCAGGATAAAGGGTCAACGTTTAGCGCCTCCGCAAATAGCTTTGCGATACACTCTGAAAGCCATGCAATCTTCGCGGGCTTGGCGTTGTTGATATCTTCAGGCGATAGTTTAGGTTCAACCAACAAACCTTGCTTTGCTGCCACGCGTACGCTGTCACCGCGCCATACGCTAAGGACTTCCTGTTCCTTGCCTTTCATAGCGCGGTGGAAGTCTTCCATACCCTTTTGTGTCAGGTCGCCAAGCTCACACTTACCGAAGGTCTTATGTTCAAATTCCATAAGTCACCTATACCAGTGCATCGATACCGCTGGTGGTGTTGATCTTCAGCCAGTTGCCGAAGGTGCTGTTATACACGCCGTCAAACACCAAATCGTAAGTCATCACGCCGTTGCGATCTTGGAATAACTGCGGTGCTGACATGGCATGTCCTGCAAATTGGATCTCCAGTAAATCATCACTGGCATTCGTGTAGCTGATTTCAATTTGGCGCTCAAGGATCGTGTTGGCAGCCGCTAAGATAGCGATAATGTAATCATCGGTGGTGTCGTTCAATTCCAGCGATAAGCGTAACTGCCCACTCCATTTTTGATCGTTCCATGCTGAAGGGGTGCATCCGCCCAGATACGAACGGTATTGCCGGTTGGCGTTGATCGTTAGTTCCCAGCTAAAAGCTGAAGAAGCAATCGCAGTTGCGCCCATCGTGCCAGCCCATGCGTCAATCGCAAGCGCAGCCATACAGCCGGTCATTCGTGTCAAACTGGCACGATCTGATAAGCTCGCTAACGTTCCGGCAATCACCTTGCCGCCAATCAGCGATCCGCCAACCTGGACGCCTGAATTGCTGGACCCTGAAAGCGTCAATGTGCTTACGCTGGCGTCCTGCATTTGCCACACTTCGTCAGTCTGTCCCCATTGAAGCGTCATAAAGGTCGGGTCAGCTTCGCTGGTTAGTGGTGCGGCGTAAGCCCGTGTATAAGGTCCAGTGCCACCAGGTGTAGCAGCTGAAAACAGGCTGTCTAGCCAGTAGTTCAAATCCTCAAAGGTTTCGTCTGATACCTCAAAGGTGGCGTTGCTCATATAGTGATCCAACACCGTTTGATATGTGGGAGCAAGCGACCCGCGCAGCTGGTTCAATGAACGTGTCTGCAAATCCGGTGTCAGCGCAAAGCTGGATACGCTTTGCAATTTCGCCGTCGCAGTTGCGTTCGCAGTTCCGAAGCCCGAGCCTTGTGCCGCCCGTTGTAAAACATTGTGTGCATTAAGCATTTTTCACCTCGTTTTTTTCGTCGTCTACGACAAAATATAATCCCTGCGTTATTGCAGGCTTTGTTAATTCTTTTGGATATGACAGCCATTCATCCTCTGTCATATCACGGGCAGGTAAGCCATTAAAGAAGCCTTTACCCGTGTAAATAAACTTGATTTTCTTGCGCTTAGCCACTCAACACCTCCCGAATAGATAACTGCGCCAATACACCTGGAAAGTAGCGCCCACCGCCTACCGGCCATTCATACATGCCAGGCGTTACACTCACGCTTTCAAGGCTGGTGGTCGTACCGTAAGGGCATTTGAAGGTTCGCATGGCATCCATGTATTTTCCGCAGTAATCGACGAGCTCGTCGGCAACGTCTTTCAAGCCCAGCCCTTGTTCGCTTGCCTTCCAAAGCATCAGGTCATTCAACTGCCACACGACGGTCATGGTCGTACCAATGGCGATAAATTCACCCTCACGCCCGTCGCCTGGTTGTGTGCCAAGCGGTAACAGTAAGCGGCAAGGTAATATCGCCGTGTCTACCGATTCGGGCAGCTCGTCCAGGTCATAAGCCGTTGGCGTCACGCCGCTGGTCGTGGTAATCGTTTTCGCTGCCAAAGCAGCATATACGGATAGAATTACGCTCATCCCACCCTCCGCTTGTATTTATCCAGGATAGACTTGACATCAGCCGGTAGGTTTGAAGGCATGATCGTTACACCGTCACCCGTTACGAAGGGGCGGTCAATATCTGCTGAAGTGTCTTTTTGCCGATATAAGAACGCCGTCAAGCGCACGGTTGCATGTTCGATATCATAAGGTGCGGTGGTCGCATAGCCCCAAGTACCGGCAACACTGATTTCATCATCGGAGTCGTCAAATTCCCATGTATAATCTTCGTCAAGCCTTATTGCCCACTTTGGCGTTTCGTTACGAGGTTCAAGGCGGTAATTCGCGCTTGCTATCTCCACACCATCACCATTTGTCAGGGTGGTAACGGTTAGAAGATCGTAACCCCAGAGATATAACCACCTCCCTTCAATGTTATCCGTGTCAAAGTATTTTGTCGCCGTTTCAGATTCAAACACCCTGCCGGTATAGGATTCGATAATCCCTTTGGCACGGTCGATCAAGGCTTCAATCAAAGTGTCGTCGGTTGAAACGGTGATACCCAGGTAGGCTTTGACTTCTGCTATTGAAGCGTATGCCATTATTTCACCGCCTTCTTGCTTGTGGTCTTAGGCTTTGTGACAACTTTCACCGCTGGTTTGGGCTTCACGATCTCAATAAAGCCTGCCCGTGCGTAGTCGTTCACATAATCCTCTGGCATCTCAGCTTCAGTACCTTCCTCAAAGTGTTGTGATCTGCCTGCGATATTTGCATTAAAGCTTCTATATACATATATCTTTATGCTGCTCACACTATCACCTCCTTCCGTAAATGGTTGCAAGATTGTTCCGTCGGGCTTGATATGCCCGCAAGGAACGTCAAATCGTGCTATTTGTTTGAATCCGTTTTGTATACAATCCGTCGCAAAGGGCAGATCGGGTATCGGCACGCCGCCGTCTGCTCTGTGAAAGTCGATCTTCTCTAATACCCTGCGGTATATCAGTGTGCATCCGTTACCCGCCCCTGATACCTCAAGCCAGCCTTGACGCTTGCCCTTCGCCACAAGCTCAGGAAATGCTGACACACTCATGTTCGCATATCTACCGGTTGTAGCTCGCAAGGCGTTCAGCATTGGCGTTAAATGCCTGAATAAGTAAAGCCCGTAAACCACATCGGCATCGGTATCCAGCATTTTTACCAGGGCATCTTCTGGAATAATCATGTCGTGTTCTACGGTCCATAAGGCATCGTAACCTTCGTTCAATACCCGCTGTCTTGCTTTGCGGTATTTGATAAGCGTATTTTCGTGCTTGCTTTTACGGTCCACGTCTACCGGCATTGGATTGAAAGTATCCACTTCGATATCCAAGTCCACGCCTTCAGGGATTACCAGACGGCTGATACTTGCCTGCGTTTCTGGTCGCATCGCAAGCTCGCCGTTTGATTTCGTGTAGGTTGGACAGTAAAGCAAGATTTTAGTCATCAACAGCCCTTACGTTTACATAAATTTTCACAAATCCCGCTCTTGCGCAATCAATCGCAGCCTGCTTTGGCAATTTCACATTTTGCCCTTTTTCATAAGCGTATGATTCGCCAAGAATATTGACGTTGACGCTTTTCAGGAAGTGGCACATAAGCCCGTCTTCTAACAAATAATATAATTTGTCGACCACAGGCACTTTGTTCTTTTGCTTGACATAAGCACAAGCTGACACATGATAAGGCTGGTTGCTGATTTGATCGCTGCCAGTGCGCTTTGAATATGCTGCCGTGTATATCGGGACATGCTTGAAGTCGATATGGTCTGATAAGCGCAGCCAAAGGTCATAGTCTTCGTGGCTTTTCAGCTCTTCATCAAACATTTCTATCTCAAATAATTCACGCCTCAGCATTACAGCCATAACCGGAAAGATCGCACCAGAATACAGACGGTCTTTTCTGTAGTCAATGGATATGTGCTCAAGCATGTGTTTTTCATCCATCCACCAATAAACATCGGTATAAATAAAGTTGTAGCCCTTATCCATCCATTCAACTTGTGTTGACAGGTGATTTTCAAGCAGTATGTCGTCGTCGTCCAGGAAAGTGATATATTCACCACTGGAGGCTTTTATACCGGTGTTTCTTGAAGCGGCAAGCCCTTTGTTTTCGCTATGAACGATGTAGATTGCATTATGCTTTTTAGCGATACCTTTTACATCTACGCCAGCATCGTTGACAACAATCAGTTCATAGTCTTTATAAGTTTGCTTGTCAATGCTTTCAAGCGCACGCTCTAAGAATGCAGGTCTGTTATAAGTCGGAACAATAATTGAAACTTTGGGCTTGTTTTTCAAGCCAACGTTTTTAAATACGATCAGGCTGTCTTTTTTGTCGATCTGCTTCCAGGCATGTTCGTTGCGCACAATGTATCCAACTGCTTTTTGTACATCCGGGTGCTTATCGTCAAAGTCGTGGATTAGAATATAATCTGGCTTGATTGCCTTTACATTCATCCAATCAATCATGCAGCCAGTATGTCGGTGATCGCCGTCTATCAGCACCACTGAAGGCTTCACGCCTTTTGGCAGTGGCAATGGATTAGATTTGTTGACAATAACGGTAATGTCATCCTTCAGCCCAAACGATTCAATGTTATCGTTGACCTTTTCAAGTGTTGGTACTTCACGATTGCATAGCGGATCGCCCCTTACCCAAAAGCCGCCTTGCATAAAGTCAATTGTATAAACGCGACCTTTTGCGCCTGCCTTTTGTTTTGATAGCGCAGCAAGAATAGCCGTGCCACCCCATAAACAGCCAATCTCAATATAATCGCCGTCAAGGCTTGCATATTTGCTAAGCAGATCGCTTTCACTAGAAGACATCAGTGCAAGCCTTCCTGTTATCTTGTCATTTATCTGATCGTGTAATGTCATTTAAGGCTTGCCTCAACATCTTTCCCGTACATAAGATCATGCCAAGCTGAACCGTACCGCTTGGATAATATAGACATCATATTTTCGCGTGCCTTGACGCGCCGGTCTTCTGCGCTCATGTTCATACGATCCATTGCATAGCCGATATCTGTTACCTTTTTCACTCTTGCATCTTCGCATACCCAAAGGGTACGTTGTTGTTTACGGGCTATGTAGCACGTTTCAAGATCAATACCCCAGCCGTAAATAAGGTCAGGGTCAAAGCGTCCGATACTGTCAAACCAATCTGCACGGTATAGGCTTGATATGTTGTCAAGCATCCATGTTTGACGGCAGCCAATACCGCCCCGTGTTTTCAGATGAGTCCAGGCGGTAGTGCTGTCAACGGTGAGAGCATTATGCACACCCACCGCCTGCTCATCGTTTTGTAATTTTGCCACCATTGGCATTAGCGGGTCAAAGGATTCTCCATACACAAACTCTGTTGAAGTTATCAGGAACCAATACGCGAAGTATTGCCTGTCAAGTGAATTTAGCCCTGCCAGCCAGCCGCCGGTAGTTTGTATGTTCTTTTCAAGCCTTACGGTTGTATATTTTGAAGGCTTTACAAGGTCGCTGCCGTTATCCACCACCACAACGTCACACGGTACTTTGACGTTGTGCCGTATATATTTCACCAGATCATCGGTGCGTTCCGGCATATTGTAGTTTGTGATTAGGCAAGCGACCTTGTTATTCATATCACCTCAGATTAGGCGGTAGCGTGTGTGGCGTATTGGATAGCCTCTGCCTGAACGACCTCGCAGCCGAAGCGGTAAGTGGCAAGAATGCCGATCTGACCGCTGCCAGCGTAAAGTTCGTTTAGACGCTGAATGCGTAAACCACGATTGACAACGAATGCCATGTAGTTCAGGTTACCGAATGCCAGCGAAATGTTGCCGCTGCCAATGTTTGCCATGTTGCTGTTCAACACAACCGGATAGCCTTCAAGCGTTGGGCCGTCAACGGTGCCGCTCATTCGTGCCTGTCCAGCGGTAAAGTAGAACGGATTGCCGGTCAAGCCCTTCAGGTAGAACCAGGTTGCCGGATCCATCAACCAGGCAGCGCCGTTGTGGTAAGGTGTGCCAAGTTTACCCATCAGTTCGGGAATCTCGGTTTCGTCAATAACGGTTGCGCTGTCAAGCGTCAAACCAGCAGTACCGCCTGATACTGCGCCTTGTGGCTGGCTTGTACCAGATCCAATAAGCGCGTAATAGTTCTCGGTGTCGGCTAAAGCACGCCCTAAAGCATTGTTCAGGAATGCCTCAAGATTGCTATTTTCATCTTCCATCAGCTCGGTTGAAACTTTGATGAGCTTAGTGAATTTGTAAATATCAATCGTTTTCTGTCCGAAGGTAGGTTCATTCTCGGCTGCGGAGATCGCGCCCTCTTCAGATACGATGGTGAACTTTGTCATGCTCGAATCTTCGTAAGGAACATTGAACACGTCGCGGTCGGTTGTGAAGCGCATCAAGCCCAGCCGTGAGATGATGGATTCTTCGTCGCGCTTGGCGATGATTGAACCAAGTTCATCATCAGGAACAAGATAGCCGCCTTCGCCAGCCGTATCTTCTTGCAGGGCAGCCTTCGCCCGTTTCAGATCCTGCGCTTCACCAGTGCGGACATACTTCCAGAACGACTTGGTGTAGTCAGGTGCGCCAACATGCTCGATCACCGCTGGGGCTTTGACAACAGGCTGACCTTTCTCGCGTCCAGGTGCCGCCTTCAATTCTTCAACAATGGATTTCTTCATATCATCAAGCAAAGACTTGATGTCAACCTGTTCAACAGGTTCTTTCTCAACAGGGGTTTTGACTTCGTCAGTCATGGTAAATACCTCCTCAGGTATATCTTCAATAGTTTGGATTGTTTCAATTTCGCCACCCGTAGCGTCAACCACGTCTACCGCTTCGTCAGAAGCCTCCGAGATCGTCTCCGTGACAGTTACAGATTTTGATTCGATAACAGCGTAGTCATTCGCTGGTAATCGCCATTCATTTGTGTCAAATAATGCCATTTCACCTACCGGCCATACGTCAATCAACCCGCCCTTGCCCATACGCACCAGGTGTGACACTGCACCGCTTGAGGCTTTGACGTTATCAAACCCAGCCGATATTAGCCTTTGGGCAAGCGGCTCTTCATAGTCAAGTTTCACCTCGAACCAATGCCCGCGCTTGTCAGCCCCGACATACGTTGCCCTGCCAATAACGACGGGCTTCTCCTGCCGCTTGTCAGGCTCGTCGGGTCCAAAGCCATGATAATAGGTGATATTCACCTGGTCGCCCGTTTTCAGCCAAATATCGGTCTCCTCGTGAAACGCTTCACCGTCCAGGTCACGCCCCTTGATCGGACCGCCAAACGGCACGCCCAATACCCGCCAGCCAATGTCGGTATACTCCGCATCGGTCTTGAGTCGCTTGTCAGATTCCACAAGACGCTCTGTAAAGCCCTCTGGCACAAGTATTTTTACTTTTAGCTTATCCATGTTCAACCTCCTGCTTAAAAGCCGCCTCAATGCGTTCTATGGCTTCATCGCCATATAATAGTGCGGTCTGTTTTGTTGTTATCCAGCCCGTGCCTCTGTGATAGCTGGTCTGTTTTGCGCTGTCCTGCACAAGTTGCGCATAGCTTACATTCGTGCCAATAATTGCTCTAAATCCCATATTCTCACGCCGTACTGTCCACGACTGTCCTAACTTTTCACTGCCTGGTGATTGACCTCGACGGTAGGGCACTTCAATCTCGCCTGATTTCAGCTTTGCGAAGAACCCACGGCGCATCTTGTCATTCAGCTTCAGCATCATGTTTGGTCTGCTCGACCTAACTGGATATTCTTTCAGCTTGCCTTGCAGGTAAGTCGCCGCTTGTGCGATTGC